TGATTGGACTGTGGCGGATCCTGAATCTAGAGATGGGAGGCTCACATTGGCGCGAGAACTTGATCTGAGAACCTTGGCGGCGCCAAAGCATTTTGGAGTGGTGGAAGGGATCAATCAAGTCAAAGAATTTCTTGCTTCTGATCTTGAGGGCAAAGTGAGACTGCTTATAAAACCGAAATGCAAGAACTTAATCAAAGAGCTTAAGCTCTACAAGTGGGATCAGAAAAGCAAACAGGACAAACCAATCAAGAAATACGATCATGCGCTTGATGCTTTGCGCTATCAGATCATGCAATACAAGCGATTTTTAGCTCACAGGTGAACATGAAAAAAACAAAACCATTAAAACCATTTTTTAAGTATTACGGGAGCAAATGGAATCTAGCTAGATATTACCATTGCCCACAGTACAAATTGGTTATAGAACCATTTGCAGGCAGTGCTTGCTATGCCCTACATCACTGGTCAAAGAATGTAATCCTCAACGATTTAGACGAGAATATATATCAGCTGTGGCATTACTTGATCAATGTTAAGGCCTCCGAGATTAAATCATTGCCCTATTTGCAGCCTGATCAAACCGTTGACGATCTTAAAATTTGCAAAGAAGCTAAGATTTTAATCGGATTTTGGATCGGGTTTGCCTGTTCTGCTCCCAAGAAGACACAGTCTGAAACAGTAACCAAGGCCCAGATTAAACACCCAAACCAATGCCTAACATGGGCCGATCCAGCCAAGCAGAGAATAATTGAACAACTGCCGAAAATCAGACACTGGAAAATCACAAACAAAAACTATTATCAAATGAAAAACTACAAAGGCACATGGTTTATAGATCCGCCCTATGAGGTCAAAGGGAAATATTACAGAAAATCAAAAGTTGATTATGAGCGATTGTCTATCTGGGCTCAAGATAGGCGAGAGCAATACATTGTTTGTGAGAATAATGGCGCGCAATGGATGAATTTTACACCTTTTAAAACAATGCACAACCAACACAGAAAAAACAGAGATGAAGTTGTGTGTAATTTTGGCTTTGGTACAAATACACAACAGATCACAATCTGTGATATATTACGCTCAAAGAGGTGATTATGTCTGATCTAGAAAAGAGACAGGGTTATTTTGTTCGCTTGTGGGATGCGATCACGGGCAAGTCATACGCTCAACCTGTAGCAAGACCCAAAGAAGAAAACAGGGGCGCTGCTTGGGCCGCCCCTGCTGGTGTTCGGCCTACTTACTCACAAGGCGCATCATTGGCCGCTTATGGTATTCATGGATACACACATGCCGCAGCTAAGCGAAGCGCTCAGGATCTTGCAGCACTGCCGATCAAGCTACTCAAAGGAAAGGGCGCAAACACTGAAGAGATCGGGGAGTCTGATGTGCTCGACCTGCTCGATCAACCCAACAGCAAAGAAAGCGGTTTTATGTTTAGAGAGTCGCTACTCACTGATTTGATGCTTGCGGGTAACTGTTACATTTTGCTCCTTGGGCCTCGTGATAACCGGCCTTTGTCGCTGGTTAGATTACATCCCGATGAGGTTAGGATCGTCACAGATCCAAAGATGGGGATCACTGGATACGAACACAACAGCAGTGGATCTGTCGTTCTCTATCCTCCTGAGCGGGTGATCCACGGTAAGAACTACAGTTATGCAAAGGGCGCTCAGTCTGTCTATGGTTGCGGCGCTGTTGAGGCCCTAAGCAGGGAGATCGATGCGGATCTTAACGCTCAAAAGCTAGCATCAGATGCAAGTGCTAAGGGTCGACCTGATATTCTGCTCTACCCAAAAGAAGACGGGGACATTTGGCCCTCTGAAACAAGGCGACAAATTGCGGATCAGTACAGCGGGCTAGCTTCAGAAGGTGGTGCTCTTGTGCTCAGTGGACAGGTAGAAGTTAGAGAGCTTCAACTGTCACCACGTGAAATGGAATTCGAAGCATCGAGACGCATGGCCAGAGAGTCAATATCTGCGGTGATGGGTGTGCCGCCTACGATATTGGGCCTCCCTAGTGCAAATTATGCCCTTGGGCGACAACAAGCGATCAACTATTGGACTGTTCAAATCAAGAAGGGTAAGCAGTTCGGCGAGCTGTTGACCTTGATCGCTCAACGCTTTAACCCTGATTACAGGATAGAGCACGATTACAGCGGGGTAGAAGCTTTGCAAAGCGTGAGAACAGAACAGCTCAACAGGGTGCAAATGCACATCCTCAACGGTATAGATCCACAAGCAGCATATGCCGCAGAAGGTCTTGATTTTCCAAGCGTGCAACCTGATCCGGCCGACATCGGGCAGGAGGAAGATGAGAATGCCCGCCTGTTTGATCATCTGCTGATCGAGACTCGAATCTATGATCCCGAATATGCAGATCTGGCAGTGAGCAAAGACGCAGGTAATCCACAGCAACAAAGCCACGAGGACATCAGGCGATCTGTTCTTGGTTCTCCTCCAAATTGGGAGCGATACAGAGAAGCACATGCGCTCTATAATCCAGAGCAGGATCAAATGCTCGACGGTTATTTGTTGCTTATTGCAAGACGAGAAGACCCACAAGACCCCACAAACGCAGCACCTGAAGAGGGGCGTCTTGTGGTCTATCAGGATCTGCTCAGCCGGGCCGTCGATCTCCTCAATGGCGCAGAGGGCAGGCTTGCAATCACTGAAGAAGAGCGTGAGCGGGCATATCGTGTGATCTCAAGATACTACGACAAGCTCGGGCAAGATGCTCCAGCTTTGTCGCCTGTTTACCTGAGTCTTCAACCGAAAAAAAAAATTCTGAGATAACCAATTTCCCCAAGCGAGGCGACGATCTCAAGGTCAGCCTTAGAAGCTCACAATGGAAATTGTTTGATCCTGCTTATGCGGCAAAGCTCAAAGAGGAGCACCCGAAGATCTGGCGGGCTGGTGGCAACATACGAGGCAATGACCAGTACAGAAGACTCACGCCAATAGTAAAGAACAACGGTGTCCCCACATCGGAATCAGAAGAGAACGCTATAAGGCTTAGAGAAGCTTGGATCGCTAGACATGAGGGCGACGGGGCACAATTCAGAGACAAGGATCACCCGATCAATCTGTCTACCGTTGCGGGCCTTGTGGCTCAGGTCAAATGGTACGGGGTAAGCGTGATCGGTGAGAGTAGAATGAAGCAGGTTCTCAACGAGCTAAAGCGCAAACTCGACAAGGAGGATCGATCATTTACGCCAGAAGAGCGGGCGGACATGTGGCATGCTTGGGTTGAGCGATCACAGCGCAAAGCAGAAGAGGGTATTAAAAGGCGTGTAAATGGCTATTTAAGGGGCGCAAAGAGGCGCTTTGTGCGAATAGTCGAAGAGAACAGCGAGCAGGGCTTGCTTGATGTAGTACGGGCGCAGAAAGCGGAAGAGTTAAGACTGCTGAAACAAGGTTATCAGGGTGAGTTTGTTAAGTGGTTTATGCTCACAGGTAATGCAGAGCTGGATCGGGTCTTCCGAATTGCGGATGTGGCTAGACCGCTTGATCTGGTCTTCGGTCGTCGTGATCTTGCTGTGCAGCTGTCGAATAAAGCAGCAAAAGAAATGACGAACACCACGATCAGCAGTGTAGAGTCAATCATTCAGCGGGGCCTAACATCGGGCGCAAGTGTGCCAGATATAGCCGCAAGCCTTGCGCAAATAACCGACGACCTAACCAAAAGCAGAATATTCTCAGACAGTAGAGCGTTAGCAATAGCAAGAACCGAAAGCACCAAAGCGCTCAATGCCTCAACGGATCAAGCCTATCGACAAGCAGCTACAGCAGGGATCAACATTCAAAAGCAGTGGCTCAGCTCAAGGGATGCAAAAGTGAGAGCGGCACACGCGGAGCTTGATGGTGTGGTCGTTGGAGTCAATGAGGAGTTTGAGAGCGAAGGATATACTAGCGCTTCACCGGCTAACTTCGGTGATCCGTCGCTCGATGTTAACTGCCGGTGCACTATTATCCCCGTTATTGATGGTAAGACAGACCTGTAACAATACGACCAGACAGCGACAATCCTTCTCGACCCACTGCCCGATCGCATGTAAACAAATTTTATTAGAGGTTTCTTAACTCGACTATTCTGATGTTGTCAATGCAATCGTGATGAGCAGCTACAAATTCAAGCGCCTCTATGCTGTAGGGTATAGCCTCTTCTTTGTAGCTCTGATAGGTGATCAAAACCAGCTTTGTTGGTGCTGTCGTTGTCTGATCGGCCTCGTCGCTAAGTCTTTCATACAGAGCATTGAGGTGATCAAATGCCTCGTTAAGCTCAGGGTGATTGTGTGATTGATATGCTGTGTCTGCCTCGTTCATAAATGTATTGAGGGCTTGATATAGGTTGTTCATGGTGTTCTCCTGTTGGGTGGCGCCCCCTTTCGGGGGCTGGTTGATTGTTGAGTTTAGTTATTTTCAATATATTTTTCATATGCTACCAGAGGAGCAATTTGCTTCTGTACATATTTAGGTAAATCCTCAAAGCTACCGTCAAAACCGGTACATCCTTCTCCGTATTCGTAAACCTCGCCCCAGTAGTCATTGTCTTTTGTGATGTGCTTTTTTACTGATATGTAAGGCATCTCATCAGGATCCCTACCATCCTGAACAGCTTCTTCATGGCTACTTTTGAAAAAGGATAAAGCTTCAAGATGTGGTTTTGTTGATTTTGGTACAATATCAAAATACATCATATTTTCATCTGGGCTATTTGGCCATATTAAGATCTCATATTCTATTGTCATTTTAAGCTCCTGTTGCTCATTGGTTATACTCTATTATTAATCAGTATTTTATACATTGCAAGTTTATATATAAAAAAAACTCAAAATAAATATCATTCTTGTAATATTTGGATTTTTATAGTATATAAGACTGAGGATCGTATGAATAAAGTACATTACATAGTCAAAAGACAAGAGCAGACCGCAGAAGCTGAGCCTTCTAAAGTCTCATTTGTTGCGTCAACCGCTACCCCTGATCGCTATGGTGACATCGTGAATCAGTCGGGGTGGTCATTAGATGCATACCGCCGAAATCCAATAGTTCTTTTGAACCACGATAGCTCACAGCTGCCAATAGCCCGCGGAAAGGTCGAGGTCAAGAACGATCAGCTTGTTATTGATGTTGAGTTTGACATGGACGATCCACGAGCTGCCGAGGTTGCAAGGAAGACCCAAAAGGGCTTTATGAATGC